TTCTTGACGCTTTGCTGGACATACTTAACTATGTCATTCTCATCGCTGGATACATCAACGACAAACAACAAGACCAATGCAACACACACCAATTATAACTGAACCAATCACAATCTCTGAAGACGACGACTTTAACGATCCACTCCCAGCACGGCCTGCTTCGTGCAACATGGACGAGGGTTGTGAATCTTGTCAGTAAATTTCTCAGGTAATACTCTACCTGTAAACGTACAAATTGGACACAGATCCAAGCGGTAAGAACGTAATACTTACGCTGGAAATCGTAACCAGCAAATTTTATGCCTCCTAAGCTTAGTGGTAAAGCACCGTAAAGATAAAACGAAGTCGTCAGTTCGATTCTGACAGGAGGCTCATTCGGACAGTCCAGTAGTCGTTTTTTCACCCTTATCTCGGGGTTCTGGGCAGAGAGATCCCACCATATCGTATAAGGATTAGTACAGACGGAGCCGCGGTCAGTGGGCGTGAAATACCCCTATGGTGGAAACCTTTTCGCATCTATAGCTCAAATGGACAGAGCATTGAAAATGATAATTCAGTGATGCAGGTTCAAATCCTGCTAGATGCGCCAAACAAATTACTCAAGCACTGGTATCGGAACGCACTTCTAATGCGTAGCACCGTAACGGATCAATGGAGGTTCGATTCCTCTCCAGTGCACCAATTTTATGCAAAACGAACCGATACACGAAGTGAGATTCTTAAAGTACCTCACAAACAAACTGAAGGATGAGGTTGCGGCAAGCAATCACATCTTGAGTAATGATCAGTTGGACAATCTGTTCTCTGGCATCGACAAACTCTACACAAAACTTGAGCAAATAGAAAAATCAGCAAACATTTATCACGAACAATATGGACATCCAAAATAACATCGAAGCAGTAAGGGCATGGGGCATCAACAAAGGGATCACTGGCGAGTACGGCACTGGCACGATCCAGCGTCAGACTCAGAAGCTCACGGAGGAATACCACGAGACTCTCTCCGCTTTGGAGCGATTGCCACTAGCCAAAACCACCGCTGAAACGTGGGAAATCCTAGATGAAATCAAGGATGGGCTGGGCGATATGCTGGTCGTAATGATTTTAATCGGAGAAATGACTGGACTTCCCATCGAACCCTGCTTGGATTCGGTCGTCAAGATCATCACCGCTCGCACTGGGCGCATGGTCGATGGCCAATTCGTAAAAGATAAATAACAATATGAAAAAGAAATTTGATCTAGCATGGGTCATGGGCAATTGGGGAAGCTATGAATTGATGATTGTGCCTATAGGCGCTGCAAGAAACACCAGAATTAGCTCAAAACCGAGACTCTGTAAGCACAAATAACAAGATAATAAAATGGAAAAGAAGCAACGGGGCAGACCCCTCAAACGTGAAAAAGATAAGCTCATTGGTCGCAGGATCAGCATGGTGCAGGCAGGATGGGACACGATTGATACATTGTGCGCTACCCATGACCTCACACTTGAAGGAATGCTTTACCTGACCTGCGCTGCAATGTGCATCGATGATCAAGACCAAACCGAAGACCAAGAACCATGAGAATCAGAACATACAAGCCAGAATTTTTCACTCACCCGCTTTTAGCCGATCTCGACAGGAACTCGCAGTTACCTGTGCGGATTTCGCTGATGGGTCTTTGGTCATGCAGTGACCGTGAAGGACGCTTTAAATGGGACGCTAGGAGACTGGGTGCTCAGATTCTGCCGTACGAGCACATCGACTTTGAGATCATCCTGAACATTCTGGCAGAAAATGAATTCATCGTTAAGTACGAGGTGGACGGAAAAGTGTACGGGTTTGTCCCATCGTTTAGCCGCCATCAGGTGATTAACAACCGTGAACAAGAAAGTTCCCTGCCACCATTTCAACAACCTGACTTATTTTCTGCCGAGTTGACGCGTGATAACACGGGTGAAAGTACGCGTGAAAGCACGGGAGAAAGCACACGTGCCGACGCGTGCTCAGGGGAAGGGAAGGAAGGGAAGGGAAGGAAGGAAGGAAGAGTGGAAGAAATTGAGATTGATTTGCCATTTGAATCTAAAGGCTTCAGAGAGGCTTGGAATAGCTGGGTGACCTATCGTAAGGAAAAGAAAAAGAAGCTCACTCCGTCCACCATCAAGATGCAGTTAAAGAAGCTGGAAGGCATTGGGGAGGTTAGAGCGATCAAGATGATTGCCTACTCCATCGAGAACGGCTGGGAAGGACTGTTTGAAGAGAATGTCTCAAACGTCACGGCCATCAATGTTCCATCCAGCCAAATCTTCCGCAAACCGCAAACCTCAGATCAATACGGGATATGAAAAATTACACCCAAGCGATGCCCAGCAATGAGGCTGTTGAGAAATCAGTCCTCTCGACGATGATGCACCACCCGAACCTGCACAAGCAGGCTATGGCAGACGGTGTGGATGTTGAGTGTTTCTGGCATCCGACAAATCAAATCATTTTTGAGGCAATCAAAGACAGACCACGAGACGAGAATGGGGAAATTGACCTTGCCACGTTTGTGCCGCACCTCAATGAGCTTGGTTTGCTGGAACGAGCAGGAGGCCCATCAGCCATTATGGATGTTTTCACGAGAAACGTCACGGGAAGTGGCTGGAGCATCTGGTTGGAGGAATTAAAGGAGATGAAGGGACGCAGGATAAGCGTGGTTGGCTCTAGAAGCCTCTCTGAGGCGTCTGACAGTGCCGAGGCTATAGAGACTGCCAAAAACATTATTGAGGCCCTCACAGGGGCCGTGGAGACCAAAAGCCGCACCCAGAATGCAAAGCAAGCAGTCGGAGTTTTCTTCGACACATTTAAGGCCGACCATGCAGCAGGTGATTTAGTTGGAATGTCAACGGGATTGCCTGAGCTTGATGAGATCAGTGGAGGACTAAAAGGTGGTCAACTATGGGTCGTAGGCGCAAAACCATCACGAGGAAAATCCGTGCTGATGATTCAGTTTGCCAAGGAGGCAATCGAACAGGGCAAGGTAGTGGGTATCTTTTCACTAGAAATGACCACCCACGAAGTCGTAAGCAGATTGATTTGCTGCATGGCACGAGTGGACTACGGTGTGCTCACTACTCCGAAGTCAGCATCCAAGTCAGACCTTGATAAAATCAAACGAGCGTGTGAAACACTTGCAGAATCCAAGCTCTACATCGACTCATCAGCAAACCAGACCATGGCCTCAATCGAGGCAGAATGTCAGCGCATCAAAGATCTTAACGATGGTCAGATTGGATTGGTCGTGATCGACTACCTACAGATCATTAGATCTCCCAATAAATCGAGCAAGTCGAGAGAAGAAGAGGTTGCACACAGTTCAGGTAGCTCAAAACAGCTTGCAAAGCACCTCAGCTGCCCAGTGGTGACCGCCACACAGCTCAACGAACAAAATCAGACCAGAGAATCACGAGCTATTGAGCAGGACGCTGACTCACTGCTATTCATCTGCGACGATGGCATCAAGATCGGGAAAATGAGAAATGGAAAGCGAGACACGGTCATGAGACTGCTACTGAATGGATCAAGGCAACGCTTTGAATAAATTTGTTGACGATCTCACACATGACCGCATAACCAGTTCAGATGAACGAACAAATCAGTCACATGGAAACAGAAACAGAGAACAAACCGTCCGAGCTTTCTAAGCTGCGGGGAACAGATCACGAAGGATTTCGCAGAATGATTCAGCGAGCAGTAAAACGAATGCAGTGGAGGATGAAATACCGCCCTAGCACCTCGCTTTTCGCTGGAAAAACAGAGCAGTAGTTCTAACTTTTCAGGGTAGGGACTTGGCCTCAGTGGAGCAATCTGCTGGGGCTTTTTCGTGCTCTGATCAAATTATTTTTGCTCTGCAGGCCTTGTAGAATAAGGGATTCTAAAATGATTTATTTTTTCTGCAAAATAAATGTAGACAGGGGCAAAATCATGCCGTAGGTTCATTCCAGTTAGCCGCTGCTAGCACAACCAACCAACACTACCATGACAAACCAAATCACCATGACTTCACCTTCAAACTCATGCCACAAGTGTAACGGTTCAGGGAAACTTGGATACCGTCGAGCTAACGGTTTGTGCTTCCAATGCAACGGATTTGGATTCATTTCAACGTCAAGTTTAGAAGCGTCAGCTACTATTGCCGAGATTAAATTGCGGTCAGCTTTATCATATTCTACAACGCCAATCACCAATGAGGCTGAAGATAACTGGCTTGAAAACCTATTTTTAAAATAAATTACTTTTTATCAATCTTAGTCCTAGGCATGACACAAAACTGCCTACCTAATCCAAACTAACCAACACTATGAAAATACCACAAATCCTCATAACGCCACCAGATTGGCTGGCAGTCATCCTCTGCATCGTCGGAGCTGCAATCTACCTTGGCGCACTGATCCTGCTTAAAAACCTCCTACACTGATACCATGGACGCAACCACGCAAGTCACCACGCAAGTTACCATGCAAGTCGGGACAATAACAGACCACGGCACATATCTTGGCATGGATGGTAAGCTAGCAAAGTTTGAGCAGTACGTCATGGATGGTCGCACGATGATCACCAAGTGCTCGCCCAAGATCGTCAAAATCATCACTCAGCAGGAGGAAAATCAACGCATCGCAGACGAGCACGAATGCAGGGACATGGGCATCTGGTATCAGGCTATTCTGAGAGGTTCTGACGCACAATCTGCGATTTCCTCGTTCAGAAAATCCCTTGCAGTATAAATTCTCCCACAACAATACAATAATATGAAAACAAAAGAAGCAGCAATCAGCCTAGCAAAGAATCGAGTCTCTGGAATGTTCCCAGTCGGTAACGATTGGAAATATACAAGATGGTGCAGTGAGTTTGCAGCATGGAGCGAGTCCACAGCAATGGACTATTTCAAATCCAGAATGAACATGGCTCAGGAGCGCATCAACATCGCAAGGAAAGAACTAGGAATGACGGAGCGTACCTACTACGGAGGAAGCTGGGAGACATACGTTTAAGAGATCTAAACCACGAGAGTGGTCTACTGGTAATGCCAGTACTGACGAGATCAAATCAACCAACTGACAATAATATGAAAATGAAAATGACGAAAACAAAAGAAGTAGACCTCTCATTCTGCGATGACACTCCGCTGTTCTTTGACAAGGACGGGATCAAGCCAATGCTCTATGTTGATGGCCGTTTCTTCAAGTACGACGAGGAGCAACTTGTAATACCTTGGAGCAAACTATTCAAGTGTGCTACAGATTCATGCGCCTGCCATGTGGACGAAGCAAACGAAACAATTATTCAACTAAGGGCATTGGCAGATCGATTGGAGAAGTGGCAGATCAAACCAGAAGATTAATAACCTTAGTAAGTTAGTAATGATTAGACCTCAGGAGGGAAACCTTCTGAGGGCCTTTATTGGATAAATCGACAAGCAGTTAGCGATTCTCAAAGTCCAAGTGAAAAGGCTCTCAATATGTTTTATGGATCAATTTGATTTTTTGGTTTATTTGAATATCATTGGATGATTTCCAAAGTCCAAGTGAAAAGGCTCTCAATAATCAAATCAATTTATTTTTACTTCGCGCTCACCATAGACTCAAGTGGTATGGCCAGAGTCCAGACCGAAGGCAGAACCAGAGCCAAGGCAGGAGGTCGGACCGAAGGAGACACGGAATCATTGGAGAGACACAAGGAGAGGCAAGCATAGAGGCGGGAGGGAAAGCAGGAGACAAGGTAGGAAAGCGACAATGAAAAAGGGGTGAGCGGTAACAAATACCACCCACCCCCACGGATTCCTAGTCGGTCTTATGACAAAATCATGAGGATGATTCTAAGCCAAGCCAAAAACAAAAATAGGAGAATAACCCACTCAATGAATTTCGAGATCATGCGTGAAGCAATCCATCCGGTTGCAAGACAAAGCCTGTGGAATCGATCTTGCCTTTGCCCTTGGCTTTCAGGCCTACCACGACGCCACGACGGTCAAGAAATCTCAAATCGTCAGAATCGCCGTCAATCACTTGGAATCCTTCCCATGTAAGGGGCAGCTTGTCGGCAAAAACAATGGCGACATTGACTTGGGATTGGAGCATCGCCTTTACCTCAACATCCGGCGTCGTTTCGGCGCGTGAATAGGTTAGCCAATAGTTGCTTGGAAGTAAACCGGCAGCGAAATTACAGGCTCTTTCCTCGCTTTTAGTATAATCATACCATTGCACGCCCTGAAAGGAATCGAAAATATTCGACCCGTTGAACTTGATTTTTTCCCATGGCAGATCGCTTGTCAGATTGAGACGGAAGCAAGGTGTCATCCCCTTTTTAGTCGCCGACCGGATGGCCGCGTCTACCTCATCCCAAAGCATTTCGAGAAAACAAGTTTTGTCCGTGAAAAAGAGCTTCGTTTTGGCTATCCTTGCAAGTTGAACGGATGACATGGCACCACGTCCCGCAGTGTTCAAACAAGCTTCAGCGCATCCCTTGCTTGCATCCTTGCAAACGTTAAAGCCTGAGAGGTTGCTTGGTGCAAGGTGGATTCCATACGTGATGAATCCGCGTTTTTCGCCTTTTCTGGTTTTTGCGTTACCGCTATTTAATAGTTTCATTTTTTCGTTTTGTTTGAATTTCTAACAGTCTCGTCAGGCCGGACATGATCCGACGACGCCCGAAGGCGTTTCGACTTGGTTAAAAGCTGGAAACAATGATGCCACCGTCGAATTCCAAAAGAGTTCCGTGGTTTTGGATATAGGACCGAATCAAATCATCGATTTCGTCTGTGTCCTCGGTCCCGTCCATGTCAATTCCGCTATACTCTAGAGCAAAATCCAGAGTTGACGCTCCGTGATGCTCCATCAACCAATTTTGCAGGCTGTCTGCTTGCGAATAGTCGCAACGAATAGCCACGGGGCAAAATTCGATTTCCACGCCTGTGTTCTCCTCGAGTTCCTCAAGGTACTCAACAAGTGCAAAGGCTCCTGCTCGTGTCCAGTTGGCGTTTTCGTCTTGTATGAGTAGGTGCGCCGCGTGGTTTGTGGTCAATGTAAGTTTCATAATTTCGTTTTGTTTTCTAGGGTTAGTTTGTGGGTGTGGATTCAATGAAGGAGATTTTTCAGCAAGATCAAGATTGCAATGTAAGACGCGCCGAGGAAAGCGCACAAAGGGATTGCCAGCCATGCCGGTGGATTAACAAGGATTTCAGGGAGTTTCATTTTCGTTTTATTGGTTGGAGATTTAAGCAAGGGCGCAAACTTCGATGCGCGAAACCGAAATGTCAGATTGTTTGATTGTTGGCTCCGACTCGTCAAAACGGTTTTGATTGTGGCTATTGGCAATCATGCGAGCGGCTCCGGTATAGGTTGGAGTTTTTGCGGAAGCACTACGGATAAATTTATGGGTGGACTCATACGACGGCCCGGCGGATTGGTGGTTAATGGCGGTAATGATGAATAACGTGTTCATGATGTGGTGATGTTGGTTTGGATCAGAAAGGCAGTTTTATGTCGTGCCTAGGACGTTTTGATTTTCAAGCTTCGTCGATCATTCGGTTAAGTGCTTCGAGGCATTTTTTCCGTGTCTTCTCTCCTGTAATTTGTTTGGCAGCCTTGAAGATGGAATTTGTCGAATGGCGCAAACCTTTTAACTCAAGCTTGAGGCCTGAGCGGATGATGAGGAGACGATACGCTGAGATATCTTCAGGGTTTGTGATCATGTGGTGACTCATAATGTTGGATTGGATTGGATTGGATTGGATTGTCTCGCAGCCTCATTTACAAATGAGACTTCAAGAGGAATAGGGCAAAGGGCAGCCGATGACAAGCAATTATTTTGTCAAAATAAATAAAAGAATTTCCCGGTCAGATTCCGTGCCAAGTTGAAATGTTAGAGCGAAAATCGTTTGAAATCTTTTCTGGTATGGTAGGAGCGGAAAGGGGTTACGATCGATCCTATGGGCATCCTCGGGCCAAATAGGGCTATGTGGCAGATTCTAGTGTTCTGGTGAGTATCTTGACCATGTTTCTTGTGAAAAGGCACAAGGTTTTGAATAATGGGTAGATGGAGAGATGGATGGAATCGGTGCAGGCTCTCAATAGAAAATGCCAATCGCACGCGCATGGCTTCCTCGTCACCTACCACCCGCCCCTTATCACCCATTGACCATGTCTATTCTTGCCTTGCCATGTCGGTTTTAAGCGTCCCTCTCATGTTCCACAAGCCATCGTTCATAAGTGATTGAAAACAAGCATCTCCCCGTGGAACACTACCACGCATTATGTGTATTGTAACAAGTTGCCATCAAATAAAATTGACGATGTACATGCGCGAGAGGCCGGGGGAGGGGGTTACTTTTTTTCCCACCATAAAAATGTCCATGGATTCACTACCCCTTTAAAAATTATTGCAATCGGCCATCCTACGCCACCCTGCCCCTGACTCTACCCCACACACCCAGATTCAATCCGAGCGTCCCCACGTTGATCCTGAGAGCATTTAGAGGCATCCTGCACAAGTCCCCTTGACACGTTGTAAATTATCTTGCAGTGAATGTCCCTATGCGTGGAGATTCATATCAACTACAGGGTCAAATGGGTGCTGTCACCTTGACTGCGTCAGGTACTGCTCAGACTATTACGGGTAACTTTCGATGGGTGCTTGTTGCGGCTGATACCGTGATCACGAGCATGACTGGGAATGTTCTTGGTGTTGCTGGTGCTAATCCGAATACTTCTCTTGCGGGCATTACGTTGCCTGCTGGGTTTGGTTTCGGTGGTATCCTTACGAGCATCACGATCACTTCGGGCACTATCTTGGCCTACACGCTGTAATGTCTCAATTCCGCTCAGTGGGTGGACTTGACGAACCGATCAGCGAGGACGTTGACCGTGGGTTCTTTGCCGTCAATCAGAGGCTTCAATTGAATCAACTCCAAGAGGGTGAGGTTCGGGAGTCCTTGAATGGTCGTATGGAGGGCTACTGGAAGCCCCGCAAGGGTGTGGTGGAGAAGACTGCGGCACTGACCACTGGTCAGACTCCATTGCAGTTGCCATTCTACCTGATCGATGCCGCCAAGACTATTTCCAATGTGACGATTCCTGCCACTGGGACTGTGCGTATCACTGTCACGGCCCATGGTTTTGAAGTCGACAGTTCTGGGTGGGCTACGATTGCTGGATTGGATGCTTCATTTAATGGCAGCTATGAGCTAACCTATTTCGATGCCGATACGCTAGACTACACGATTGCTGGGGTGACTACGGCCCCCACGGACGTTTCTGGCACGCTGTCACAGATGGTGATCAATGACGTTGCCAATGCTAACGTGAGGGCTTCCTGCCTGTTCAGCGACCCCAACACGAACAACAAGGAGTTTATCATCGTTGCGATGGATACCGTGGCAAAGAAGATCGATCTAGCTACCCTTGCAATCACGGACATTCCCTACCCATCGGGTCAGGCCATTGGCGTGGATGGTGAGATGATCCAGTTATTCGACAAGGTGATGTTGTTCCGTGATGGTCAGCAGGCACTTGAGTGGTATCCAAATGGAAGACCTATTTTGTCAGCATCACAAGCTGGAACCACCGTCACAATGAAAGTTCGTGAACATGGATTGATTGCTGGAACTTCAATCACAATCGCTGGACTTACTCATGCTACATTAGTTCCCGCAAACGGAGTCTTTACTGTGTTGGCTGTATCGACACAGGATCAATTTACTTACACGTTTACAACGAGTCAAACAGTTACTTCATTTGGGGTTGCAAGTGCAACTGCCGCTGACGGATTCACATTATCCCCCGGCGGTGCTTATACTCAGCCACAAGTATTTAACTCGTCTGGAACAGGGGTAAACGTTTTAAATGGAGAGGTCTCGCTGACTGTGGCTGGAAACACTACATTGTTTGCTGGCGATGTCATTGTTGTTTACGAGACGACAGTTCCAGAATTCTCTGCAATTGTTGGAGAGCAATTCCAAGTGACCTCGGCAAGCGCAACGAATATCAAGTTTTTTGCCCCAGTTGCTAACCTAACGGGTGTTGGATCTACTGGACAAATTGAATTTGGTGGCAGATTTAGCGTTGGTGGTGGATTCATGCACCAACCTGCCGCTCCTTGGGGTGTTCATTTCCAAAGACGACTCTGGGTTCCGTATTACTACGACCAGTCAGGCCCATTCAATGCTCCAGTCTACACCAGTCGAAAGGTCACTGACGAAATTGCTGTCTCAGACATTCTCGATACGACTACGTTTGACCAGATTGAAAACCAATTCCGAATCAGCGGTGGCACAGCAGATTATGTTGTCGGTATGCACGGGTTCTACGATGACGCACTGGTTGTCCTGAACAGAAACAGTCTTCACCTTGTTAAGGGTACGCTCGGAAGCCTTCTTGATTGCACTGTAAAGGAACTGACGTCAGAAATTGGATGCCTTGCGCGAAAGTCTGTGGTAATGCGTGGTAACACGATGATGTTCCTGTCTGACGATGGCGTATATTCGCTGCAATTCCTTGATGAATATAACCTTCGCGGGTCTGAGGAGCCAATTTCCAAGAATATCCAGCCTTACATTGATCGAATCAATAAAAACTTTGCCGCAGAAGCAGTTGGAATCCTGTTTGATAACAGGTACTACCTTGCCGTGGCACTTGATTCATCGGTTGGAGCCAATGATGCCCGTGGAAACAACTCAATTCTTGTTTACAACTTCAAAAATCAAGGATGGGAGTCATTGGATACCTATGGTGACTCACGCTTTTTGATTAAAAACCTGCTCACTGGTGGTGCTGGGATCAGAAATGAGCTGTACGCGGTGACTCGCAACGGTGGATTGCACCAAATTGATGCCACTGAAAGCTCTGTGGATCGACTTAATGTTCAAAACGTAGGTGGAGAACTTATTACTCCGACCATCAATTCCTCGCTAACGACCCGTGGGTACGATCTAAAGACGATGGAGCGCAAAAGGTTTACTGATGCTCAGATTCTCATGCAAAACCTTGCTGGTGCTACTGGTGAGTACTCAATTTCATTTGCAGCGGAAGATCCTGACAACGCATCTGAGATTGGGACTACCACACAGTTCCTAGGAGGGGAAATATTGTCCCCTAGTTCAGCGAATGAAGCTGAAACAGCAAGCATTAGATGCAGACTAGCAGGAATCAGGGGATACACAGGAACTCTCATCTTGACACGAACTGTTGGTTCTCCTAAGATCAACTCAGTAAAGGTCGCTGGATCAGTAACCAATAGACAAATCATTTCACAGAAATAAAAGCATGGGCGCAATTAACACGACATACACATTTACGACTAATGACACAATCACTAGTACGAAGATGAACAACATCATCGACCAGACGACGTTTACAGATGACGCTGTGTTTGATACGACTCTTTTTGTTGCGTCAGGTAAGCTGAAAGTTAATGCTCAAGGAATCACTTCTAACGAGCTGGCTGCGAACGCTGTGAAAACAATTGCCATTGAGGATGGCGCAGTAACACAAGCAAAAGCATTCAATATGTTGGTTCCTACTGGTGCTGTGATGCCGTTTGCAGTGAACTCGGCTCCAGCTGGGTGGTTGGCGGCTAATGGAGCGGAATACTCTAAAGTCAATTCAACATATCTGGCATTATTTACGGCAATTGGAATTGTATATGGTGAAACAAATGGCGTAGGTGGTGTTGGAACTACTCACTTTCGTGTTCCTGATCTACGCGGATATTTTGTTCGTGGACACGGCTTAAACCTAGACGGAACTACATCAAACTCAACATTTGGTCAGAAAAAAGCAGATACATTTGCAAGTCATACTCATTCGCTTGATTCGGTATTAAGGCATCCGGGTTATACTGCTCAAGTCGAACAGGATCAGTCTGGAGGGCCATCCAGTTATAGCTCTCTAATCTATGCAACAGGAGCTACTGGATCAACAGAAACAGCACCAAGAAACATTTCGCTGCTATATTGCATCAAGATTTAATGAGTCCAATTCATTCAGTCATATCCATTTACAAAGAAAACTCCATTGATTTTAATTACGAGATTGAGTTCCATCTTCTAAATGGAATTGTGTTCTCTGACGACAAGACGTTCATGTTTGCCATTCCATGCGATTCTGAAAACCCAGAGATTCCAGTGCCGATTGACAATGCAAACTGCATCTTTATCTCAATGCTGGCAGGTGATATGAAGCACGCAATGGAAGTATTTCAAGATCGATTTGACTTCATCGCATTTAAGAGACAGTTTAAAAATTCTAATCACACGAGATTCTATTCTTACTCGCAATTTCACAAAAAACTAAAATAACATCATGGGATCGAAGCCTAAAATGCCAGCACCAACAACCCCAGACTACGCGAAGGCGACAGGTAACATTCTGGGTGTTTATGAATCAACCACTCCAAGGGTTCAAGCGTTTGAAAAGACAGCTAGAGAAGGATATGGCGAGCTAAATCTTAGTGATATTGCTGGTTCGCTATTTGGGATTGGTGGGGAGCAAGGTATTGTTGGCCAGACAGGTCAGGCAGCAACTCAAGCGCAACAACAAATCCAAGGTCTTCGTGCTGGTGAGTACGGATCAATGACGGATCAGGCAGGTGCAGTGCGAGGTCTCCTTGGGGAGATGTCTCCAGAGGCTCAGAGAATGATGCAACTTCAAGCACAGCAGGCAGAGCAGGCATACGCTAGATCGCAGGGATTGAGTCCTCAAGAGCAACGATCGGCTCAACAAGGGGCTAGGGAGTCATTTGCATCTGCTGGAAGACTTGGTGGCAATGCTGCGGTAGCATCTGAAATTCTAAATCGTGAGTCTTCACTTGCAAACAAGAGATCTGAAGCCGCTAACGCAACATCGAGAGCGTATCAAACTGCTCAAAACTATTACGCACCCGCCCAAGGACTTCTTCAGATGACTCCCGCTGGAATGGCGTATGGTCAACAATATGCAGCTCAAGGACAAGCACAACTTGGACGAGCAACACCACAACTATTTGATTATTCAACTGGATTTGGCATGGAGCAAGGAAGAGTTAAGGCTCAGGACGCTTATAACCAAGCTAAATATCAACAAGACCTTCAGAAATATCAGTCAACAGTCGGAATGATCGGAACTCTTGGTGGTGCTGCGGCTGGATTTGCAGTCGGTGGGCCAATGGGAGCAAAGATGGGAGCACAATTAGGTGGTGGGCTAGCAGGAGGAATGGGCGGTTCAAGCACGGGTGGTGGATACAGCTCCATTACTCCAGAAAACTTCTCCACGGCACAGTCATACAAGGGAATCTTTGGTTAATCAAACATACTAATATAAAATTATGGCACTTTTAGCACAAGGATTTGACCCGAGTGGATACACTCCAAGTTACGCTATTGCAAATGCAGCTAATCAAGATTTGTTTAATAGGCAAGTCGCTGCACAACAAGAAGTTCAAGGAGCAATCACCGATTACGAGAAAGAACAGAAAGCGTTAGCCCAGAAGGACAAGGAGATGGCGGCAAAGATCAAGGGGACATTATCTCTGCTTGATAACGCCAAAGCACTTTACCCTGATTTTGCTCAACAAATTGATTCTACCAAACTTCAGTTAAGTGATCCATCACTATCCAACTTGGATAAGATTGGGATTGCTGGAACAGTAGGCGACAGTATCAATATGATGACGCAGTATGGAACTGAGGGAGCCAAGATAAAACTCATGAATGCTCAGGCTATTGAATCTGCTGGGGCAAGAAGAGTTGCTCCATCATATGAAATGAAGAAAGCCACCATTCCAACTTCAGAGGGTAACATTGAGTACGAACTTCCTTGGGATAGTAAAGCTGGAAGATTTTATGACCCAAACACTTTGACTCCTATTAAGGATCTTAACAAATGGTATCAAAATGAATCAGGGTGGGAAGCTGGCCCAAGATCGACAAGTTCAATTGACTCGACTGAAATCAAAGCTACTGCATTTGGACAACCAGAATACGATCCAACTACTAGGCAAGAAATCGCTAGCGGAAGAATGGCACAAGTTAAAGGCGACCCAAGTATTGGATCTAGCGGCATTAGGTATCGCGGATTGGAAGATAGCCTCCCAACAGTAGCTACCAAAGATTACCCAGCGGGTTCTGTTTTGAATGTAAAAAGCAATCTATTCCCAGAGGGCAGGCAGTTTGAAGTAGCAGGAACTGGGCCTAAAGGCGGGGTACTTGACTTTTATGCCTCTAATAAATCTGATTACGACAAGTTGGCCGGACAACAAATTAGTGGCATTGATTTGGTAGGTCAACCACAACCACGAAGCCGTCAAGGCGCAATTGAGTCCGCAGCAGCAATGAATCGTCCAGTAACTCAAGAAGAGCAAGCTAATGCCATTAGAGTTGCGGCTGAAAGTGCTGATAGGGCGACTGCTAGTACTGGTGTACCAGCAATGCCAGCCACAGGTGATGCTGTTCCAATTGGAAATGCTCAAGCCTCAGCACGGCCAGCTCCAAGAGCAGGCGGGAGACTAGTACTCAGTGATGAGCAAAAACAAGCTAGATCGGCCAAGGCAGAAATCAAGGCTTATAGGCAATCGCTTGAAAACTATGGTGTAAATGTGCCAGAAGCAATGAGCAAGGGTATAGGTGATGCCGCACTTTCCGATAACTCAGCAGAGTTAGCAGCTTATGCCCAGTCATTAAAGGAAATGGCAGATGAGGCGGGTAAGGCGAAAACATCGCTGGCTCCAATTGCTGAGAAGGAAAGACTAGATGTGGAGAAGGCCGCGAAATCCGCTAGAGAGCTTAAGGCGCAAGGAGAGCTATCAAAAGGAGTAGCCTTTAGATATGTTGACGAGGCAAAAGAGATTGTAAATCGAAATCCTTCAACTGGTCTATACAGTTCCGCAGCGAAACTTGTTTCTGGATATTATCCTCAATCGGATCAGGCAAGACTTAATGACGTTGTGGATGGTTTACGCGCTGTTGCGAAATTCGATTCAATGCAGAAAATGAGAATGGCTTCTCCAACTGGAGCTACTGGTCTTGGTCAGTTGTCAAACGCAGAAGGTCAATCTCTTGAGAAGAAATCCACATTGGTTAGATCGTCTGGAAAACCGACTGACATTATTAAAGATCTGGACAGTTTTAAGACAGATATGTTGGATACTGCTCACGGTTCAAGAACTCAAAGACTTACCATGCTGCAAAACGGGGTTATTACGAAAGAGCAATTCAATCAGGCCGAGGCTGATTATCCAGCTCCGAAACTTTTGTCAGCAGCCGACACGTCATTGCTAACTCCTCAGTCAAGAGGCGTTATTGACAAAGTTAACGGTAGATAATTTTATATGATTGATAATATTCCACAAAACAAAGATCTTCAGGAAGTTCAAGATGCCATCAAGCTGGCTAATTCCCAACTTGAACAAGCTAAGCTGAGCAATAATGCTGAGTTGGTAAATGAGATCACAGGTGATCTTGACTCCCTAAACAACATCTTCACCGCTACTGAGGCACAACTTCTTGACGCAAAAGACAAGGACAAAAAAGACTCGCTTAACTTCCTTGCGTCGGAAAGAAGAATGGCTGGGAAAAAAAGATCCGAATATCTTGATGAAATTGGAGGATTAGCTAATGCAAATGAGGAGCAATTAAAGACTTATGCTTCGATGTCTAGCGATCCTCCCACCACCAATAGTGAGATTCACAGTCATTTGGCTAGAGTACTGGATGCCCCTCTTGACAAGGTCGATGTTGCTACTGGTCTTGACGGGAAAAACAGAACAAACCTATCATTTCTTCAGAATCCAGAAGAGAAGTTGCAATACCTAAAAGAGAGATTCCCAAATGGTGTTGAGCAAATCAATATCACTGGTACTCCAGCATACGCGCTTAAAAAACAGGATGGAGGATGGTTATTGGCTGACGAGCTTGGAACTTCCGTGAAGGACTTTACTGCCGACATTATTGGCACAGCTATTCCTACAGCAGTTGGAGTTGGAGCTACAGTAGTAGCATCAAGACTTGGATTGAAGAATCCATCTGTCGTGGCGAATGTTGCTCAGTCTGGAGCTGGCTTTGTGCAAGATGTATTTGCAAGAAAGGCTTTGGGCCTTGATCCAAAACTGGGAGATGCTGCAATGTCTAGGACTGGTGAGGCACTGACAGGTATGGCAATTGATCAGGCATCCAGATTGTTGATTCAGCCATTGGCAAAACGTATTGGGGAGCCTCTCAAAAATGAACTAGCCAAGAAGGTTGATGAGGCAAGAACAATTCTTAAGGAGAAGGGCATTGAGACTACTGCTCCAATATCCTATCTGTTTGGGGCTAGACCGTTGCAGAAGCAGAAGCAATTGATGGGTAGAATGGAAGATGCATGGATTGGCACTGGCCCAACAAGAGCAGCACAAAAAACAGTTGATGCATTGAGTGCATTTAAGGAGTCGATTACTGGAGTGCCTACTAATGTGTACGGATCGGCTATGGATGTGTTGAAAACGGAATCTGATAATCTTGCAGATCTTGTCGCAAAGTCCAATGTTGACGCTGGAAATGTGGTCAAAAGCGTTTTGAACAAAAGGTTGATGGATACATCGGTAGAATCTGCTGATAGAGAGATGATCGGCACTGGAATCAGGGGTCAACTGGAGACCGCGCGAACACAGCTAAAGCAAATCAAAGATAGTGCATATGGTGACTTTTACGTCAAAGCGGAAGGTTTGACTATGACCCCAGCCGAAGTCGCGAGACATCTAGAAGAAGGGGCGAAAATAAACTCTAAGCAATTTAAGAATACTGGTATCGACAGACTGGTCGAAGAGTACAAAGCTAAACAAGGTGATGCACTTGAGGCAATCAGACTGAGAGATGACCCAACTATTGTTAAAACCCCAGAAGTTCTTGAGCAAATACGTAAGCTCTCAGAAAGCGGCGCAGTCCTATCCGCTTCGGAAGTTGATGATGTGATCAAAATGGCCAAGGAAAGCATTCCAGAGGGTGGGTCATTCGCAACTGGTAGCACTCCGCTGGTAGTAGCTGAAGGTGCTTCTTCCAACCTGAGAAATGTTCAGAGAGCTAAATATGCCGAAAACGGTATTGCCGAACAATGGGATAGTGCGACTGCTGCATACGACGAAGCCTTGGCGGGTAGCCGTGGTCTGAATGCTAAAATCCTTAAGACAAAACTTGGAGAACCAACCATGACTGCCACAACGGTAGTCGATAGCACACTCGCAGATCCTCAATACATCAGGGATGTAATAGACTTGGCTTCAGCGACAGATCCAGCAGCAGGCCAGCAAGTAAGAGAAAGCTTGAAGAAGGCGTACCTTACTAAGATCGGGCTTGTTACTAATGCTGCCACCAAACCTGAATCTCTTGATTTTGATGAGAAGATTGTTAATACGTTGTGGGGGGTTGATCCAACAGGGAAAACCAATCCATTGCTTGGTAACAACATGGTCGAGAAGATGAAAGATCTTCAGAAATCATTTGCTGATAAAAAACTAAATATGTCAAATATCAAAGCAGAGGATGTTGATGACTTGTTCTTAT